TCTGCTTGTTCCATAGAACGATGCTGCTGTTCTATAATAGTATTTAAATAACTACTGAACTGGTCCCACTGCTGGTGGTTGCTGACCAGCCCCTTGAGCTTGTTGAGGTGCTCCTTGTCCTTCATTACCACTAAATCCTTGTTCTTGTGGTACTGGAACTTGTCCTGTACCTATAGTGCCGCCACCTGCGCCTGTAGGGTCTGCTGGGTTTGCACCTGCTGGTGGTTGTCCTTCAGGTGCGGGTTGTTGGAAACCTTTCATAAGTTCTGCCTGTAAAGCAGCCTCATCCATATTGTTAGTTACTTTATCTGGGTCAAGATCAAGAGACTTTGCAATCTCACGAATAACATATTGAAACTTAGCAAAGGGTGCAAGTGCAGGGCTAGATGCAATTTGCATAAACTGCATTAATCTTTGACTACGTACTTCATTAGCCATTAGACTTTCTGTACCACGAGCCTTAACTTCTAAGTCACCTTTAATGTTTGGATCAAAGTCAAACTGCATATTAAATCTAAACAAACCTTCACCTAGTGGTCTAAGTAAATAATCATCTACATTTTTAATAACGCTTTTTATACTACCTTGTGCGGCACCCATAAGCATACTAATACCAGAAGCAGTACGGCCCACCCCAGATACGCCCGTTTGACCATGTGCGAAAGATGGAAATCCAGTTGACTCATCTGCTAATACCCTTGCCTTATCAAATAACTGTAAGTTTTCCTGTGATACGTTAGGAAACTTAGTACCAAAGATAGCTTGTCCAGGTGCTCCACCTTGTCTACGGAATACCTTGCCTGGGTATACTGATAAGTCTTGGCCTGGAACTAAGTTAGTTTCATCTACCTCAATAAGAAGATTACCAGATAATACAGCATTGTCAACAGCCATTCTCATAAAACCATTCATAAGAGTTTGTGTGTCATCCATATTCTCTGCAATACCTACCCCAAAGAATGAGTAAGGGTTTAGTTCGTATGGTGCAGCCATGTAAGGTATAGTAGCAGGTTTAAACGGATTAAGAACCATACGTAATAATTTACCATTACATATCCATATATTTGCTTGTAGTTCATCTACATTAGATAATTCTTTAGGAATGTCTACACCTTGTTCTATTAACATTTCTGTATCGCACATGCCCCAATACTCTAGGACTTCATAACGATTTACACCATAGTCAGGCACATAGTCAGCTAGGTCATCTTCCCAATATTCTTTATTATAGTTTTCACCTAACTGTACAGCTTCTTCAATTACAGTAGGACGAAAGTATGGTCTACGTTTTAATCCACGTAACTGTGTACGTGACATCTTGTGTCTTTCAATAACAAATTGAGCTTCATCCATATTAGTTGCATCTGGATCAGGATAAAAATTCCACACAGATACATGGGATACTTGTGGTATAGTTTTTATAACAGGATTATACTCACCATCTTCTCCCCAATTAGGATACTCTTTATCTACAGCAAACGGACCTTTCATTACACCAGTACCAAATAACGCCATCTCAAAAGCTGTACTGCGTAAATGCTTACTTGCACTAGATTCTTCTAGTTGATCGTGTATTTTCTTTTGCATTGTTTTAGCAGCTACCATAGCAGGGCTAAATGTAATTGCAGTAGGTGTCTTACCTACACCTTGACGTAGGCTATCTACATCACTTAATTTTTCTGATAGTGGGCCAAGGCTATCTGCTAATGTTGCTGCTGTAGCACCTTTAGGTAATTCTTTACCATCACCCTTAAAACCATACGGATTTACTTCTTTATCCATATCAGAGTTCTTTAGTTGCTCTGGTTCTTTAGGATCAAAGTGTACATCTGCAACTACACCATCAGGTAACTCTGTTGGGTCTACTGTTAACGGAAATTTTTGACTAGCAAATAATACATCAACAATCTGCCCATATGCAGCAAGTGTTTTTGTTTTAGTTACTTTAATAAATACTCTTGACTTTTCAGCCTCTGTAAACTGCACATCAGGTCCATACAAACCACGATAGTTTCTATAAGAACGTAACCACCTTTGTTCATCTTGTTGTCTATGATCTTCTGCACGACTATATCTATCCATAATAAATGGAATAATCTTTGATGTATTTACGTCTTCTACTTCAGAGTTATCACTATCTTCTAAGACAATAGAATCATCTTCAATAAAACCTTCGTTATCTTCTGCCATTTATTTTTCCTTAATAGCCAAACGTTGAGTCTGCAACTTTCATACTTCTTTTAGGTGGACCCATAGGATCGTAGTCAAATATACTAAACCTTGGCCTTGACATGATACCATACCGTAAAGCATCGTACAAGTGGTCTTCTGATGTAGTATCTATATCTTCTGGATTTCTTTTATCAATAGGTAGTGCAGGTAGCTGTGCAATTAAATTTGTACAGTTTTCAAAAAATACTAGTCTGGGTTCTTCTGTAAATTCATCTATTTGTAAACGTCTGTGAACTTCATTCTTTCCAGATACCCGCGATCCTTTTGATCTATCTGATGGTCGCCACCTACAACCTCTCATAATCATTTGCTCTGCTAGGCTAGGACCAGTATCCCCTCGTTTATGCCACAAACTAGAATCTAGTACACCGTACTTAATGTTACCGTCACCCATCTCTAGCTCTAGTATCATGTCAGCTAAGTCTGTTGCAAGAACTTTACCTACATATAATTCTCTGTACACAATTAATTTTTCATCAGGTGATACAGCAAACCAAATTACACCAGACTTACTTCCATACCCGTAATCGCAAGCTCTAAACTTTACCCAATTATTAGGTATATCAAAAGGTTCAATTACATGTACCTTTCTATCAAACTCAGTGAAAGCTGCACCTTCTTTAATATCCCAATCACCATCTAGTAACTGCCTTCTTTGTTGTTCAGGTAGTGACAAAAGCATTGCTTCATAGTCACCCTGTTCAGCTAAGTAAGGATTATCGGAAAGACGGGCAGGTATAAACCTACGTTTGAATAAAGATTTACCAGCTTTTGCGTGTCCAGCAGGATAGCGTAATACTTCACTTGTTTCAATATCTGTTGCTTCAAAAGCTACTCCATACGCAGCAGGGTCAATAAACATTTTTTTAACCCAATGATGACCCCTACCTCCTGGGTTAGTAGTAGCTCTCATATACACAGGCAAGTCAGGTGCAGTGGACCGTAGACGTGACCTCATATAGTTCCACGCAAAAGGTGTGGGCCATTGAGTTAACTCGTCAAAGCCTATCCAACTAAACGCTAGACCTTGGTAGCGCAGGACGTCATCTTCCCTGTCTAGGTAGGACATCCACAACCTCGCACCAGAGGGCGCAGTCCACTGCATCTTACGTTCTGACCATTTAATTCCAGGCCATATCTTAGGGTACATTTCTTGTGACTTAAAGATAAGTTCCCTTAGTTCTTCTGTAGTATGCCGTAGGAGCAATCCTGAGAAGGCTGGATGCCCCATAAAACGTAATGGGTCAGCGAGCATTGCGTAACTCTTACCACCACCTGCACTGCCTCCAAATAGTACCTCACGTTCACCTGCAGCTAGAAAGTCTGTCTGTGGGCCAGCATTAGGTTTAAAGATAACATTGTGTTGTTCTTCAACTGATTCAGTGTACGCAATAGTAGGCTCTATATTAGGCTGCGTTTTCTTGCGTGTTTTTGTTTTCTGTTGCGCCAAGCCTTGTGCGTTCGATTTCTTCCGCTTTGGCGATTGCCTTTTTCGCATAGTCTGCCCATTTGCGTAGGCTTCCAGCTTTGTTTTTGCGTCTTCGCTCATTATCCAACCGTTTCTTTAATCCTACGTGAGATATTTCTCTGCCTGTATTTGTAGTCAGCCAGTTAGCTACTTCACGATATGAGTATTGTTTTAAATACTTCTTTGCTTTTTCAAGCATATCAAGTTCTATAGCTATTGGCAAGAGAATAAAACTATCATTAGGATCTAACTCATAGCCATAGGGTACTGTTCTTGATATACGTGGTATAGGAACCCATTCGTTGTTTTCTTTAATGTCGGTTGGTTGAGGGAGTTTCCATTGACCTACGGATTTAGTCATCTTCATCCTGTGCTTGTTTGGCTGGCATTAACATAACACCACCCTTTGCTTCTACCTGCATCTTCTCTGTTTTTACAAGACCTGTACGATCTAGTAGTTCTTTAGCTGCTGCCATCTTGTCACGTATACCTAGCTCTGTAGGATCGTTCAAAGCACTGACCATAGCCATAGCTGCCTTTGGCACATTACGTGCTAAGTAGTTATGTGTTACATCAATTATTTCTTCTTTTAAACTAGTAGTAATTTCACGGTTAGGTGTATTAGGTGAATACCCTGCAAGTTTTTTAGCTTCAGTAATATTACCACCAGCTTCATCCATAAGGACATTAAGAAATTTTTGTTGACGTTCTGTTAATTCTCTAGCCATATTATGTCTTTGGTCTTGCTTTAGGGCGTATAGATCCTGGTACTGCAGGTCTCTTAGGTGGGCGTTTATTAGTAATATTTGTAGAATTAAACTGTTTAGCTTTTGCTACTTCTTTTTCAATACGAGCTTGTAACTGTGCTCGTTTTTTAGCATCAGTTTCAGCTTTAAGTTTCTTACGCATTTCTGCTAATTTAGCTGCCTGTGCTTGTTTTTGAGCTTTAATCTTATCGCTCATAACTTTTGCTGTACCAGCAGCACCTATTCCAGCACCTACAACTGCAGATTGTCGGCCTAGTTGACGAGCATTGCGCATACTCCTAACACCTGCTTTAGTTTGAGATTGCCCTGTAGTTGGTTTAGTAGTCATATCTTTTGCATGTTTACGTGCTTCTTGCACAGCTTTTTTACCAAACTTTTTAATTGCTGCTTGTATACCTTTCTTAGCAAGAAAAGCTATTATAGGTGCAAACTGTATTGCCATTGTATTTTTCCTTATATCATCTCAAAATGTGGGGCATCAATAAATGGTCTACGCCCTTCTGATCTACGCAAGTCTATGTAAGCATTCATAGAATCTTCTGCTGTACCTTGATACATTCTTATATCTCCTTCAGACCAAGCGGCTCCCCACTTAATAGCTACACTATTACGTCTAGCTGCTTCTGCCATTGCATCACATATATCGTCATATACGTTTAGCTCCCAAGATATATCTGAACCAAAGTAAGCAACAAGATCTACAGCCCTACCATCTAAGTGTTTGCTTTTCATAGTTTGTGATCTACCTGAGTCGTATAGTTTCTGTTGCTCTTCTAAAGTACGCATACCATATGTAACACCAAAATCTACTTTAGTTAAATTAATAGCTTCCATAACTACCGCTACAAGGTCTTTTTCTACACCTTCTAACTTACTTATACTTCTTGCGCTTAGTTTAAATCCCATACTATTTCCTTACATTGGTGTTTTTACATACTTGGATACTGCTCTACCACCAAACCAAAAACTAATTATAGCTGCAAATAATCCGCTTGTAGCATCATCCCAGATTAAAGATAGTGACCTACCAAGATCATTACCCGCATCCATAAGAGATATTAATGCTGTTACTTTAATGGCAACAAAAAGGCCAAAGAAAACATAAGTAATGACAGGACGTACACTGCCTCGTAGTGCGTTGATAAAACCTCCTGCGTCCATACTATCATGTTTATACAGTCCTTCTGTTTCTTTTATCTCTGCTTGTTTATCTATTATGTTTAGCTTTAGCTCATTACGCTTTGCCATCATATCCATCTCAAGCGACATACGCTCAAGGTTATGTTTATGTTCTTGTCCTGCTTTAAAGTAATTTAATACTTCAGGTAAAAAAGAAGTACCAAATCCTAGTAAGCTACCAAGTAATGTAATCATAGTGTTACCTTTGTTTTATCTTCTTCAAAAGAAATCTTTGTACATTTAGAAAAAGAGAAAGACTCTTTTGACGGTTTACTATCTTCTAACTTTTTAATTAAAATACTTCTTGCTATTTCACATCTTTCCATTGAAGGATACAGTATTTGATCTGAGGCTATTTTGTGCTGCCCCATTTGAATTAATATGAGTACTATAACATACATATTACTTCTTTACTTTCTACTTAAAGATCTATCTGTTTTAGCTTCTTTATTCATCCAAATACCAAAACAACCTGTTAAAGCACCCATACACACAGATACAAGTCCTGCTTGTCCTGTAGTTGGATCAGGTAAAGACATGTACCAATGTACAGACTGATAGGTTAATATAGTAACTACTAGCATCATTAGTCGTGGAAATATTTTGTAATCATCAATAATAGTATGTGCCATATTTTATCCTACCATACCACCCTTAGCGGCTCTAAATCGTCTGGTTTTCTTTGCAATGTTTTTAGGTTGAGCCACATGCTGCTTACCTGCCGCCTTGCCTTTTCGTTTAGCTCTAGTTGTAGCGGCATATTCACTGCTGCTAAGAGACTCAATAGCCTTAGAAGGTAAATAACGTTCACCAGTTTTAGCACTAGGCTTGCCACTTTTAGTTCGCCATTTTTGTTTGGTCCAATCAGTTAGACTTTGTTGAGACTTAGCTTTTGCCACGTCAACAGCAATCGCAGTCTTCGTGACACTTCTTATTAAGGAGCGCACACCATAGTCTCTTAAAATATTTTACTATTTTTTTCATTAGCTTCTATATCCCCCACCAGCAGCTTTATATGCTTTGGCTAACATTTGGGCTTTACGTGCAGACCATTGACCTGCACTTCCACCTTTAGTACCCGCTTTAATTCTATTAAATAGTCGCTTGCGTAATTCGGGTTTTGTATAATTCCCTGCTTTGTTGACGGTACTCTTCTTTTTGGTTTTCGTCTTGGTAGATGACTTTGTTGATTTCGCCACGACTAATTCCTATATCTTGAAGTTCTTTATTGGTCATATTCATTAATAGCCAATAGTCAGCCCTACGTTGTTGATTGTCTTGTATTGTTTTTAATAGTTTACGTAGGTATTGCATAATGTAGTTCATAACTTTCTCCTTGTTAACGATAACATTTGTTATCCAAGGTAGTTATACTACAGTTAGGTATATCATACTACAGATAATAATGCAACCCCGATATGCATTTATATTAGGGTTACACTTTTTTTATGATAGTACTACTTTAATAGTTACGTTGTCACTAGTAGCTGCTAAGATGTTCATTATAACAGCATCACCAACAGCATCAGGTATTGCAAGAGTATAATTACCTGCCTCTAGTTCTAAATCATTAGCACCACAGTTTGCCTCTGCAGGACCAAAGTTAATTAAAAACTCTTGATCAGCGTGAAGATGTACAACTTTAAAGCCAGTGCAGGTAAAATGTGAAGTATTAGCTGCAGTATTATCTATGGTTGCTTTTGTTTGTACACTCCATTGTAACGTATTAGGTTGGAATGTGCCTACGGAAGTTGACATTTATCATTCCCCCTTTAATATACTGAGTATTCTAGCTCAACAGTAAATCGTCCTGCAGAAGCATCAGCATTCAGTGTAGTTGTAGCAGCAGCATACAAATATTTACTTGCAATAGCTGCAGTTACATTAGGTCTAAATATGTGGTAGTTACCTGCTGTGTTGTTAAAGTTAATATCTACTTCAGTAATTGATTGAGTAGCACTTAATTGATCGTTGAAAGATGTAACTCCTGCACCTACAATTTCTGTACCTGAAGATACAGCAGAGTTAGTACCTGTTCCTGATGTTGCACTAAGCTGCAAACTACCTACAAGTGTTTGACCTGCTGCAGTTGTAATACCTACTAATGCACGATGAATAAAGAACTTAGATGCAGTTACAATACCTGATGGGGCATTAGTATCTAGTGTTCCTAATTCTACAAGAACATCACCATCTGCATAAGCAG